GGAGATTGGTTTTGGAACGTAGCAGGCAATATGCCAAAAGCAGCATTAAAAGCTAGTGACATCGATTCAAGTCGCGAGTGGGGAGACTTCAAAGATTTTAAGAAGTACTACAAAGATTAGTTTTTCTATTAGCCCCTTATTTTTTATATTTATCCTATGAATATACTACTTAAAGCAAACGAAATCGTATTCGAAAGAAACGAAGAAAAGGAGCGTATGTATGGCCCTTTTCAAGAAGGCATGCAAGAAGCAGCCAAGATTGCGTCTTTATTATCAAGAAAGGAAATCACTACAGTTGATATGTACAATTGTATGATTGCCTTAAAGTTGTCGAGACAATCTTATAACCATAAGGAAGACAATCTATTGGATTGTGTAGCCTATATGGGATCATTAAACGACTATCAAAACAATGTACAGAATGAACATTCAAAAGACAAGAAACGTAAAAACACCAAGTAGAGGCACCAACTTATCAGCTGGTTTAGACTTCTACGTACCAGAAGATTTTCAAGAAACTACTATCCACACAGGAGAAGCCGTTTTAATTCCTTCAGGTATCAGAGCGCACGTTCCATCAGGTTATGCACTAATTGCATTTAACAAATCAGGAGTTGCAACAAAACAAAATTTATCAGTTGGAGCTTGCGTAGTTGACGAAGACTACGAAGGAGAAATTCATTTACATCTAATCAATGTAGGAAGATCTCATACAACTATTAAACCAGGACAAAAGCTAACTCAGTTCGTTTTGATTCCAGTAAGCTATATGGACGTACACGTATTAGAAGAGTTACCAGACAGAAACACAGAGCGTGGAGCTGGTGGATTCGGATCAACTGGATTATAATGGAAAAACAACAAAAGTTAGATAAGACATTTATCAACATAGCAAAAGAAGTAGGCTCTTTATCGCACTGCACCAGATCAAAAGTAGGTGCAGTGTTGGTGAAGGACGGTAACGTAATAAGTTTTGGGTATAATGGCACACCGGCTGGAATGGACAATGGTTGCGAAGAAAATAATGTTACCAAAGAGGAAGTTATCCACGCGGAAATGAATGCCATATTGAAAGCAGCTAAAAGCGGTAACGCAGTAGACGGTAGCACCCTATACTTAAGTTTATCTCCGTGTCAAAATTGTTGTAAATTGATCATACAATCAGGTATTAAACGCGTAGTGTATTTAGAAGGCTACAGAGATTTAAAACCAATTGAATTTTTATCAAAGTTTATAGAAGTAGAAAAATATGATATATAAAAACGCCACAGACGCATTCGAATTACTATTTAGCGACATTAACGCCAACGGAGAATCATTCGCAGGCACTAAAGCTAAGTTCAACGTTTCATTTACACTACAAGACGTAAGTAACAAAACTGTTACCACACCTCAACGTAAGTTCAACGAAGACTATGCTGAGTACGAGTGGAACTGGTATCTTAAAGGAGATCGTGATGCTAGCGAAATAGGCGAACGCGCTAAGATATGGAAACAGATGATGGTAGAAGGCACTACAGAAGTTAACTCTAACTATGGTTACTTTTGGAACAAGAACTACCAACTATCAAGAGTAGTACAAGAACTTAGAACTAATAAAGAAACAAGAAGAGCAATTGTTGTACATTACGATATAAACGAATTGGATAGATACAAATACGATACGCCTTGTAACGATGTACTTAACTTCTATATAAAAGACGATAAGCTACATTTAACAGTATTCGCAAGATCTATCGATTTAGTTTTCGGTTTCTGTAACGATCAGTACACATTTGCCAAGCTTATGGAGATGGTAGCTTTTCAATTAGATATTCCAGTAGGAGAAATGCATTGGCTTATTACAAATCTCCACATCTATCCAAGACATTACGACATGATAAAATAAAAGTTATGATAGCAACAAAATTAGCACGAGAGTTTTTAGAAGAGCAACTATCTAAGTTGATTCCAAAAAGATACAGTCAGTTTGTGTGGTGGAGACGTTACGAATCTAGACAGACTTTACCAGAAAGATCTCCGCTATACGATAAAATAGTTAACGGTGACTACGAACACTCTGATTATTACTATCAAGCAGAAATGGAAAACTATCTTCTACAAGACAGAATCAAAGACATAAGATTCTACGAAGATCAATTAGAGCACAGAAGTCTATTCGGAGCCAGATGGAAAAGACTGATGGACGATTACGCTAAAGACGAGAAAGAAATCTTAAGAAAGATGAAGCGGGATTTTAAAGGCACTTTCGGTATATCTGGTGATGAATTAGAGCTGATTATGGAAGACTTTGACGGTACTACATTAGATTTATACACCCACGTAAAGCAGCTGACCAGAGAGCGCAGAATGAAAAACTTATCATTAATATGAGCATACAATACACAATATACAGAATAAAAGAAGTGCTTACAAGAGGCATACCAACCTTTTTTAAGAACATTTGGAAATTTAGAAAAGAGTTGTACAGTCACGATTGGTGGGATTACACTTTTACTTTAGAAATGCTTTATCGCTCTTTGGTTATTATGGAAGAGGGCATGAGTAAGAAAGGCATGGAAGTAGCAGAGACTAGAGACGTAAAAGTAAAACAGATTAGAAGAGCAATAGAATTACTTAAGCACAAATTGGATAGCGATTACATAGAAAGAGTGGAAGCAGAACTAGGTCCGGTAAACTATACAAATTTTTTAGACGAAAAAAACTGGAAAAAATTAGAAGGCGGAAATTACGAATTGATAGACAACGATACACCAGAAGAAAAGAAACACGGTAGAAAAGTATTTAAGCAAGCGCATAAGTTAGAAGAGAAAGAGTGGAAAGAGTTATGGACCATTATTAAAGGAAACAAATTTACCACTTGGGAAAAGTTCGATGGAACTGATCTTCGCAATTGGTGGGATTAAAATAAAAAATATGAAACAGTACATCAAACCATTTTTAACAACATTTAGCATCGCGTTATTTTTATACACAATGTATACTCAGAACGAAAAAATTACAGAGCTAAAAACTGTAGCGGTAAAACAAGACAAATTAGTCGATAGTTTAACGGACGAATTGTTCCAATCTCAAACTGCAAACGGAAGATACGAATTAACTTTGGACTATTTAAAAGATAATAATGTAAAGTGTTACGAGCAAGTAAAAAACTTTTACGAAAAAGAAACCGAGTAGTTAATAATTAGATAACATTGAAACCTTCTAGTTTTATAGGGGTTTTTTATTTATTGGTATGCTAAAAGATATATTGACCATTGTTATTCCGTGTAAAAATGAAGGAATAAACATTTACGATTGCTTAGGTTTGATATGTATGCAAAAAAATATCGACTCAACGAGAATCATAATAGCCGATAATTCAGACGAAGAGGAGTCCATGTGGTGGTTATGGAGAACAGAAATGGATTTTAAATACTCTGTAAATATAGAAATCATAAAAGGCGGATATCCAGCAAAAGCGAGATTAGAGGGCAGTAAATTAGTTACCACTCCCTATATTCTATTTTTAGATTCGGACATAATGCTTAAAGAGAAAGATCTGCTAGAAAAAATATGCAAAGAAAATAAGCATTTAATTACAGTTCCATTCGTTACAGAAAAAAAATGGAATTGGATTTTTAGGCTATTCGATTTATTTCAGCTTCTAAGTATTAAGCTTGGAACGCCTTTCGCTGTTGGTGGATTTCAATATTGGAATACAAAAGCCTATTGGGAATGTGGAGGATACAAAGCAGAAGAGCTGTTTGCTGAAGACTACTCTGTATCCCATTTAGTAGATTCTAAAAAATTCAAAATACACAAAACAGAAGGCGTCTATACTTCGGCTAGAAGGTTTAAAAATAAGGGAGTATTCTACATGTTTTGGTTAATGATCAAGTGTTATGTGAATAGAAACAATCCAGAATTCTTTAAACAACACCACAACTACTGGTCATGAAGTATCAAGCAATCATTGTATCAGACTTACACTTAGGAACTAAAGATTCTAAAGCCGAAGAGTTCATGGAGTTTTTAGAAAAGCATCCAACAGATCTACTAATTCTTAATGGAGATATCATTGACGGTTGGGCTTTGAATAGAGGCGCTAAGTGGAAAAAACAACACACAAAAGTAATATCTAAGTTATTAAAATTATCTAACAAAACACAGATCGTTTGGATCAGAGGAAATCATGATGAATTCTTACACGAATTTATGGGAAACCATTTTGGAGGAATTGAAATTAGAGAAGATTATGTATTCAATACAAAAGTTTGGGTGGAAGATGATTTATATAGGAATGAGAGTTACTATGTTTTCCACGGAGATGTTATTGATATTTTTATAACAAAGTACAAATGGCTTTCTAAGATAGGAGCTGTAGGATACGACTTTGCTTTATGGTTAAATAGGTGGTACAACAAATACAGAGTGTGGAGAAAACTGCCTTACCAATCAATTTCGCAAAAGATAAAGAGCGGAGTAAAAGCTGCAACCAATTATGTTAACGATTTTGAAGTTACAGCGCTATCCATGGCCGCCAAGAAAGGCTGTCACGGAGTAATGTGCGGACATATACACCAACCTGAAGATAGAATGATAAATGGTAAGCGTTATTTAAACAGCGGGGACTGGGTTGAGAACATGACCGCTATATGCGTAGAAGATAGTGGCCGTGTATATTTATATTCATGAAACAAGCAATATTTTTTATCTGTTTACTATTCGCATTAGCAGTAAACGCCCAAGACACAGTTAGAATCCACCACAAGGAGTACACAACAGTTTATTCAAAATCAAAGAAGTATCCAGTGCTAGTAGAGTGGTACGCAACCAAAGCAAAAATTGGATGCCCTACACCATTGGCAAGAAAAGATCAATTCGCACCAGATCCTCAAATCAAAGAAGAGTCAGATATAGCGAAAGATTATGTTGGATCAGGGACAGATCGCGGCCATATGAGTCCTGCAGCTGATAACTTATGTTCAGGAGCAGAGGTACAAACAGAATGTTTCTACTTTACTAATATGTCACCGCAGTATCACAGTCTAAACGCTGGAGATTGGAAGACGCTTGAAACATTAACAAGAACTTTGGCTCTAGAACAAGATAGCATTCACGTATGGGCAGGTAACATAGGAGAAGCCAAAAAAATTGGTAGAGTATCTGTTCCTACAATTTGTTGGAAGGTGATCTATATCAAAAAGACCAAAGAGTACATGGCTTTCGTTTTCAATAACACCACAGACAAGCCCAGTGGATTGGAAAGTCATAAAGTCGCTCTAGACGATGTTAAGAAGCTAACGCACTTCAAATTTAAACATTAAGAATTCCAGAAAAAAGGTTATATTAGTGCTATGAAAAAAGAAGCAGAATTTCATATAGGCGATGGACAGCACCTAACTATGAAAACTACCTATACTGTCGAGATGCGAGATAAGTTGAGATTGTTGACAGGAGATAGTAAAGGCCAAGATTTGGATATTATCATATCTGCAGATTTTGAAAAGATACCAAAAGAGTATCATTTACTATTCATGAGGATGATGATGGTAAAATACGGAAGCGTTGTAAACATTCACGATAACACCAATCCATTCGAAGAACCAAAGACATCAAAAAAGAGTTGGTACCAGTTTTGGAAAACTAATTAAAAATCAATTAATATGAAAAAGATAATATACTTCTCTACTACATGGTGCGGACCTTGTAAAGCGTTTAAACCGGTAGTTCAACAAGTTTCACAGGAGCTTGGCATTCAAGTTAACTACGTAGATGCAGAAGCAGATCCTACTTTGGCCAAAATGTATAGCGTTACTTCTGTGCCTACCATCGTTATAGC